CAACAGCTTGACAGTTCTTATTGATGTCATTGTAAAAAAGGCATTGACAAAAGATGGTGATAAAATGTTTGATCTTGAAGCAAAGATCAAAATGAAAAGATTTGTTGATCCAGATATTTTAAGCAGAGTTGCAAGTCAAATTCTTGGTACATCACCAGATACTACAGCACTAAAAAAAAACTAAATAATAATCAAGACTTCAGATTTTATTTTTTCTTAGCAGAAAAATTACATAAAACTATTGGTGAGATTCTACAAATGCCTGTAGAAGAATTTAATACTTGGATAGCATATTACACATTAAAACATGAAGAAGAACAAAAAGCATTGAATAAACAGAAGATGCAAGGTAAAAGAAGATAATGACTAAAAATTTGTTTATTGACATTATTGCTAGAGATAAATCAAAAAGAGCATTAACAGCAGTACAAACAAAATTAGGTGAAGTAAGAAATAGAGTTTTTAGTCTAAGATCTGCTTTTTTAGGACTTGGTGCAGGTTTAGTAGTTAAATCTTTTGTTGATGTCGGAAAAGAAGTAGAAAGCCTCAATATCAGATTTAAATTTTTATTTGGATCAGCAGAAGAAGGTGCAAAGGCTTTTGATAATTTAGCAAAGTTTGCAGGTACAGTACCATTTTCATTAGAAGAAATATCAAGAGCATCTGGAAATCTTGCTGTTGTAGCAAAAGACGCAGACGATCTTAATAGAGTTTTAGAGATTACAGGTAATGTGGCAGCAGTCACAGGACTTGATTTTGAAACAGCATCTTCACAAATTCAAAGAGCATTTGCAGGTGGTATTGGTGCTGCTGATCTTTTCAGAGAACGAGGTGTTAGAGCCTTACTTGGATTTGAAGCAGGTGCAAAAGTCACAGCAGAGGAAACAGTCAGAAGATTTGAAGAATTATTTTCTGGTGATGGTAGGTTTGCAGGTGCAACTAAAGATTTAGCAACAACACTTGAAGGAACTATATCAATGTTGGGTGATAAGTTCTTTAATTTTCAAAAAGATGTAGCAGAAGGATTTTTTGATGAATTAAAAGGTGAATTTGGAGATTTAAATAAATTTTTAGGAGAAAATGAACAACAAATTGAGGATATTGCTAGAGCCATTGGAGAAAACTTTGCAGGTGCTGTCACAAAAACATCAAATGTAATCAAAGGAGTTGCACCTGCTGTAAAATCTGTTTCACAAGCTTTAGGAACTACAATAGATGGATTTAAAAGTTTACCTACATTTGTTCAAGAAGCAGGTATAGTTTCAGTATTACTTTTTGGTAAAAAAGGTCTAGTTGCATTTGGTGCTATATCATTTCTTTTAGGTGAATTAAAAGAAATTTTGGATCAAGCTGAAAAATCTAATAACCTTGACGCATTATTTGAAGGTTTTAAAACAGGAGAAATTGATGCTGCTACTTTGTCTTTGAAAGAATTGAATGAAATTTTAGGTGTTTTAGAAGCACAAGGTACTGTAAAAAGTGGTGCAAAAGATCTTCGTGAAGAACGAATAGAAACAATCATTAACTTAATAGCTATCCAAACAAGACGACAAGAATTACTCAATAAAACGATTGCACAAGGAAGTATTGTAGGTTCAGAGTTTGGTAAGGCATTTGGACAAGTTGGTGAAGTTATAGAAGAAGTGAATGAAAAAACTAAGAAAGCTGTATCTTTACAACAAATGTTAAATGACTCAATAGCAGATCTTACAAAAAAAGGTGCAGAGGATTTATTAAGAATACGAGAGGAATATAATCCTTTGTTTGCAATACAAAATCAACAAGAGGAAGAAATAAAAGAATTGAATAATGCTTATAATAGAAAGTTATTAGACTTTGAAGAATACCAAATCCTTAGAAATCAAATCGAGGAAAAATACTCAAAAACAAGAACAGATAAAGCATTTGAACTTTTAAAAGATGGCAGACTTAAAGAATTAGATTTTGAAAAATTATCACAAAAAGAACGAATGGATATACTTACAGGTGCAGGTAGAGATATTCTAGGTAATCTTTCATCATTTAATAAAAAAGCATTTAGGCTAAATCAAAGTCTTGCTATTGGAGATGCTATAGTCAGCACAGCACAAGGAATAATGGCAGGACTAAAAAAAGGATTCCCCATTGGTTATATTGAAGCAGCAATTACAGCAGCAAGAGGTGCTGCTCAAATAGCTGCAATAAGATCAGCACCTGCACCAAGAATTGCAGGTGGTAGAGTCAATGCAGGACAACCATATATGGTAGGAGAAGGTGGCTCTGAAATGTTTGTGCCTCAACAATCTGGAACTATTGTACCAAACAACCAACTTGCAGGAACAAATGTAAACATAACTATTATGGCAAATGATACTGAAGGATTTGATGAATTACTTTCTAGAAGAAGGGCAACTGTAGTAAATATAATTAATGATGCTTTGAATAGTCAAGGTAAAGAGGCAATAATCTAATGAGTGGCACATATCCAACATCACCAGAGTTTAGATCAATAAATTTTTCATCTGAACAGAAAACAAAAACTTCAACAACTGATAGTGGTAAAATATTTAGCACACAAGTTGATGGACAAAAATTTAAGTTTTCTGCAACATATCCACCAATGAGTAGATCAGATTTTGCACCTGTTCTTGCTTTTATAATGAAACAAAGATCACAAAAAGAAACATTCCAAATATCTTTACCAGATCTTAAAAATGCAAAAGGTAATGTATCTGGTTCAGTATTAGTAAAAAATGCACATACAGCAGGTGACACAACTATTACTGTTGATGCTATGACAGGAACATTGAAGGCAGGTGATTTTGTAAAGTTTGCAGGTGATACAAAAGTTTACATGGTGGTTTCAGATGTGACAGCAGATGGAAGTAATGAAGCAACACTTACTATTGAGCCACCCCTAAGATCTGCAATATCAGATAATGCTTCTGTGACTTATGATGGAGTTGAATTTACTGTTAGACTGACAAATGATTTACAACAGTTCTCAACAGACGATCTTGATACATTTAGATTTGAAGTAGATTTTATTGAGGCTCTCTAATGCCCAGAGGTCTTTCAAGTAGTATTACAACTGAATTACAAAATCAAAATATAAAACCTATTGTATTAGTTGAGATACTTTTTCCAACACCACAAAGAATAACAAACCATTACAAAGACATTACATTTAATTCAAACACATATACAGCTAGTGGACATTTACTTTCTATTACTACAAAAGCAGAAAATGCCGAAGTAGATACAAGTAGCTTTCAAATTGAGTTGTCTGGTGCAGATAATGCTTTCATATCTATTGTTCTTAATAATGTTGTTAGTAATGATAATGTAAATATTGATATTGCTTTTTTAAATAGTTCAGATGCAATTATAGATAGTTTTACATATGATAAAGGGTTTCTTGATAGTTTTAGCATTGATACAGATAAAGCTATTCTTATATTAAATTGTTCATCACATTTTGCAGACTTTTCAAGAGTGCAAGGTAGAAAAACAAACACAGGTTCACAACAAAGATTTTTCACAGGAGATGTAGGATTTGAGTTTGCTTCTTTAACATTAGATGATTTAAAGTGGGGAAGATCATAATGGGTTTTTTTAATGACATAGTAAAAGGTGTTCAAAAAATTTTTACAAAGGTCATTTCATGGCTTATTCCAATACCAGATGTTCCAGACTTATCAAACTTCAATCAAGAAGAACAAAAAGGAATACTTGTAAATAAACAATCAAATGATGCGAATATTCCTGTTGTTTATGGCACTAGACTTTTAGGTGGTACAAGAGTTTTTTTAGAAACATCTGGAACAGATAATCAATATTTATATGGTGCAATAGTATTATGTGAGGGAGAAATAAATAATATCACAGAAATAAGAG